TCTTGTTTCCGCACTTTTGGCAAACAACGAACACGGCCAAGCCAAAAATTGATCCATCATTTGTCTCAATGCATTTCCTGCATGAGCACTTACCTTCGTCGTTCATTTCGATAAGTTGATTCACATTAAACCTCTACTTTGATTGTGAAACCATCAATTGAATCTGATTTGCTTTCTGGCGTTGAAACAACAACGGCACCAAGTTTCATAAGTGAGTGCAGCATTAGGCTAATACTCATACCGGAGCCAGTTCTGTTTGCTAGGCGCGATAGGCGGGACTTGCTCACACCAAGTATTTCGGCTGCCTTCTCCCTGCCTACTTGATTGATGGACTTGGACAGCAGCATGGCAAAGTAAGCCTCGATGCGCATTACATCTGCCCTGTCTTTGTCATCTGTGAGTAGCTCGAATGGATTGTTCATAACGCACCTCTTTGTGATTGATGAGATGATTATGATACATGTTGATTTATTTGGCAATATGTTTATTTGTGCTATTGGTAAATTTCAGCCATTGATTCAAACTCACCCTCAACATCACCAGTTGGCACTCCATCAGCGCGCAGCTTTCCGATGATGCTTTCGGCCCATGACTCGAACCTCTCCCAATCCATCGAACCGCTATCGATCCAATCAGAGAACTCCGCGAAGCGAGCCAGGACGCCAGCGATTGATTTATGTGCGTGACTGGTAACTACATCAGCTCCAGCGCACTCCCTGACGGTATCAGCCCCTCCAGCAAGCGATAGAACGCATTTAGACGCATCCCAGAGAACAAGGCCAGCTAGTTCATTGACTAGATAGCGGCGCAGCGTAGACAGCGGCAGGCCGATTATGGATGCCGCCAGATTGAGTGATTTTATATTCAGGCCCTTGCGGCCTTTGCTTGCTGCACGATTGAGGAAGAGGTGGATTACCTTAGCGAGCGCTACGGCAGCGTTTACGCCAATGGTCTTGATTGCCTTGACCGACACCTTCACGAAGTCATTACCAAGAGCCTTGCGGCTGCCATTGGTGTTAAGCCATAGCGGACTAGTCTTGTCCGTCAGGCGGAACTTGTAGAACCCAAGGCGAGATACTCCGTCAGCCTTGTAGCGGCTGCGCTCTGCGGTGATGTCGCCATTATCTACCAGTTCGGCAATGACGTTGGATGCCTGACGGTCGCTGATGCCAGTAAGGTTAGCCAGTGAACGTTGGCCTTCTTTAGCTGTGACGCGATTAGTGCATGAGCCGAACGATGATGCCCAGTAGCCAATATCAGAAAGGATGATCGCTTGTGCTGCTGTGTTGGTTTCGCAGATAGACTGCGGGATGTAGATAAATTGGTTGTTCATTTCTTTTCCTTGGGTTGTCCAGATTGCACTCTGGTTTGTCCATTATAGCACCACTGATGCAGTAAATCGCAAGCAAAAAAAAGACCCCTCACCGGTGCAACGGTATCGAGGGGCCATATTGTTCACACCTACCCAAGGAGACAAGCCTAGCGACTCATCAATGAACAAGGCAATGGTAGCAATGATGGGATTATCCTGCAAGACCTTTCTGTAATGCGATTAACATGGTCGTCAGCTTGCTGATGACGTTAGGGTATAGATAGATCTTTAATCTTTAAGTCAGTTATCTAGAGACCAGAAATTTTGGCAAAGCCAGTCAGATAGGCTACATGCAACTTTGGCAAACCTAACCCAAACCACAACCAGCCACCATTTCCCTGGCGTCGGGAAGATGGTCAACCTTCCCGCCTGACGAAAAACTATTTCACAAACCGCTTGCGCCTGATGGTTAGGTGTAATAGTATTAACCAATCGAAACGAAGCAACTGCATGGAGATACAAAATGAAAACTGGATTCTACTCTCAGAAAGGCACCCTGATTCACGTAACAGTCCTTGGCAATGGTATGGCGAGCGTCCATGATATGGAGCTTGACCAGTACCTTCAGTGGGATTGCATTCCAGGTGACTGCAAGTGGCTTGATGAGTCATATGAACACCAGCTTGTGCAGGATGTTGTTGTGCAATAGTGTTGCAGCATCAACTAAGGAGATGAGATGGAAAAGACAAGCACCAACCAAAATGGAGTTCAGGAGTCTCGCAAGCGCATCATTGGCAAGACTTGGCTGACGCTACAGCTTATGCATGGCTCAACCATTACATGCCACCACCAGCCAAAGAGGCATTTTGCAAAAATCGGCAAGATCATTGTCACTGAAGAGCACGAATCAGAGGCTGGTCTTGTTGGTGAGTTGATTGACTTTCATGGCTTCACATTTAGAGATTTGAGTTGCAAGTCATCAGTCGGCGACATTGACAGCCTTACTGCTGAATGGAAGTGGAAGTGATATGCACAAGACACCAGAGATGGATACCTACAACCACATTGCCAGCGGATCCTTTGGATTGATTGAATCTCAAGACTATTCAGGGGCTCTTAATGTGACACTAAACATAGTGTCTTATCTATCCACACTGCAATCAAACACTAAGATGTACGGTGATAACTTTGGCTGGATCACGGCTGGCGAGCTGCTTGACCGAGCGCAAAGAAAGGCTGGCTGGCTTAAGAGTGTTGTGGATATGTCGAAAAACATGCACATCAACTAATGGAGATCTAGGAATGAAACTAAATGTAATGATTCAGTATGTTGGTCACGTGGTTAACGCTGGAGGCACAGTGACATACCGACTGGCTCAGGTTGAGCTAACCGATGAGCAGGCTGAAAAGCTAAAGTTATTGCATGATGAGTTCTTTTCGGTGATTTCAATTGATGGCGATCTTGAATGTTAAAGTCACAATCAAAAAAATAGCAACATAACGGAGACAGAATGAAAACCGAACTGACACTATCAACAGCCACAGGAAGTGGCTTTTTTGCACCAGTAGATACATCGCTGCTTGGTGCGCTGCTAACCACACACAAGCGCATCTCCGCATCCATAGAGGCGGTAGATTCGTTCATGCAGAGTGATGATTGTAAATCGGCGCTTGGCTACTACCTGAAAGCCTGCCGAGAAGATCAAGGCCGCATTGGTCTGAACGTTTCAGGCTTGATGCAGAAAGACAAGGCAATGGCAGCCCTGCATTCTGATTATTGGGACAAGGCATTGCGCCTGACTGACGTCCTGGAATGTATGCCACAGGTTCGCCGTGATGAGTGGTACGAGCTAATCAAGAAGCAAGAAACGCCACCATTCGAGGATGAGGCGGTTTACCTGACTCTGCAAGAGTTGCTCAATTCACGCGAGAAGTTCTTGGCAGAGAGGGTTGAAGGCATCTTCCGCGCCCTGTCTGGCGAGCACGTCACAAACTCACCCGCCGCATTTGGCAAGCGGATGATCCTCTATGTGATGACCAGCTACGGCACCACCAATTACACCAACGAGGGCCACATTTCAGACCTGCGCAAAATCATCGCTCGATTCATGGGGCGCGATGAGCCAACTGGATTCGGCATGACAACGCGAGTCATTCAGGCTGGGATGGACCAAACTGGCGAGTGGCTTTCCATTGACGGCGGTGCGATGCGGATTCGCTGCTACAAGAAAGGCACGGCGCACCTTGAGATTCATCCTGATATGGCTTGGCGGTTGAATGTCATCCTTGCCACCCTGTATCCAACTGCGATTCCGGCTGAGTTCCGTACCGCGCCCAAGAAGAAACCGAAGGATATAGAGCTGATGCAGAAGCCATTGCCGTTCAAGGTGATAGAGGCTTTGGTTGGTGCTACTGAGCACACGGCGCTGGAAGAGGTTGGATATCGCAAAGTGCGCAGAACAACGCCAAACTCTCTTGTGCTGAAAACATACGAGATGGATAAGTTCATTGCTCGCCAAGCTGGCGCTGTGCTTGAGTCAATCGGAGGGGTCAGGCAGAAGGCGGGACACTACCTGTTTGACTATGACCATAAGCGCATCGTTAACGAGATAATCGCGTCAGGGTGTGTTCCTGACCATAAGTCGCACCAGTTCTACCCGACGCCGCAAGAGCTGGCGGAGCTGGCTGTTTACTACGCCGATATCGAAGATGGTATGGCAGTTCTGGAGCCAAGCGCGGGCCAAGGTGGGATTGCTGATTATCTGCCAGCTGGCTCGATGCTAGTTGAGGTGTCAGGGCTTCACTGCGAGATACTGAAAGAGAAAGGTCACTCAAATGTGGTGCAAGGTGATTTCCTTAATCTTTCTCTTGGTAAGTTCGACCGCATAGTAATGAACCCACCATTCAGTTCTGGTCGCTGGCAGGCTCACACTGAGAAGGCTGCTGGTCACTTGGCTGATGATGGGGTGCTAGTGGCAATAGTTCCAGCAAGCGCTTGGCATAAGTACGCAATCAAAGGTTTCGATGTTGACTTCATGAGCAAGCACGACGGAGCATTCGACGGCACAGGGGTGAGCGTCTGCATCATGCGAATCACGAGAAAGTAAACAAAACTATTGCACAGCCCAGCGTGGTGTAATAGTATTAATCATCAAACAACGGAGGTGAAAGATGAAGAAAGGTGATTTTGTTAGGTTGATTCACTCCAGAGATCTAGACCTCACAACGGGCAGGGTTTACGAGGTCAAGGCTGCCGAAGGTGATGTTGATACGGTTTGCGGTGGACTTGTAAATGAAGGTTGCTTCATATCAACAACGGATAGCGGCATTGATTTTTACTCGTCAATGAATGGGTTGTTTGGTAAGTGGGAGTTGCAATGAGAGTGCGAGATATGCGCGTTAAGCCAGTTAGAGAAGAGGGTTTCTACTGGGTCAAGTACAAAAACGAGTGGATGGTTGGTAAGTGGGATTCGTACAAGTGGGCTCTGCCACGAATCGGGATCTACAAGTACCAGAGTGATATTGATGATGTTGGTGAACGGGTTATGCGAGGTGCTAAATGACAATCATCAAAAGCATCTGTGAGGTCTGTGGGTGCGAGTTCGAGTGGGATGATTCAAACCGCCGAGGTATGCCACGGAAGTATTGCAAGCCTGGAGGAACCTGTGCAGTTAAGGCGCATCGTCAGCGGAAGAAACAACGGATAATGGAGATGAGAAAATGAGCAAGAAAATGACACCGTGCGAGAGGCTTGGTTATAAGGTTGGTGATAAGTTCAAGGCATCAAAATCAGGAGCTTGGTTTAATGTAGGGGAAGAGGTTGAGCTTGGGAGGGATGACGGATCTAATTATCCATACTTCTTCAATGCAAGAATGCCAAAAGATAGCGATGGCGGATGGCCTCGGCATATTGAGAGCGTTGAGAAAATATCAAACGCCAAACTCAAACCAGCAAAGCAAGCTCTGGCTGATGCCATTCACCAGAATGGCGGGTGGCCGGTTGCTGGTGACTGTAACTTTGTTACGTCAAACAGAAGCGGAGTTGTGAAGTTTTTCAACCATAATCCACTGCGCAATGGCGATGATTGGGTTAGCTGCCCATACTCGTTGTCGTGGATTGATTTGCATCAGCAGCTGCCAAACTGGCACCAGTGCATCCTATCTCGCGATGAATACTTCGCTGCATATCCAGAGCAAGTGAAGGTTGAGATTTGCAACGAAACCAAGCACAAGGTTGAAGTCGAAATGGAATCAGAATCAGAAGTGACAATCAAGGTGAGCGACTGGTACAAAAACGGAGAGCTTCCGCCTGTTGGTGAGACTTGCCTATATGTCGTGTCAGAACGCCTTTCCGTTGAAGTAGAGATAACGGCTCACGCGAAGCTTGGAATTTGCTTTGTTCAGGTTGGGCAATCTGGGGAGAGCTACGTTTCAAAAGTGGCAGAATTGCATAGATTCCGCCCGCTCCGCACTGAGCGAGAGAATGCTATTGATGAGATGGTTGATTGCCTTAGCTCGCGGTTGGCTAACTGTGAAGCTATTGCCGCTCATCTTTATGAGAACGGATACCGCAAGGAGGTTAAGTGATGACTACCGTTTACGACAAAATTGAAAAGTGGGCCATTGAGCGCAATCTGATTGATGGGTCAACCAGTCAAGCGCAGTTCGTTAAGCTGGCGGAGGAGCTTGGCGAGGTTGCGGAGTGTATCTCTAAAGGAAAGCCAACTGGTGAGCTTGAGAAGGAGATCGGCGACATGATTGTCGTGCTTACAATCCTTGCCGCTCAAAACGGATTGCGGTTTGATGATTGCGCTTATGCTGCGTATCACAAAATCAAAGACCGAAAAGGTAGAATGGAAAACGGCGTGTTTATAAAACAGGGCGATTAAGCATGGCAACTAAGAGCTGGAAAGAGGAAATCACGGATGAACTCCTTTCATTCGCCACAGAGAATCAGGCGGCCAGATTGGCCGTCATTCTTGAGTGCGGAAGCCTTGCGGAGGCGGCGAGGCGAATTGGGATCCATGAGCGAAGCCTTTATAAGATTGTCGCCGCAGTTAAGAACAAGGCCGCCAAGCGCGGACACGCCCCAGCGTGTGATATGACCGTTACCGTTCCTGACGGGTATCAAGTCAAGGGAACGTCAACACTCTACAAAGACGGCCAAGTTGCGCTCCAGTGGGTAAAGACAAGCATCGACCATCAGCGACAAGCCGAGATGATGCAGGCCGCCATCGAGGCTATGTGCGATGACATTCCGAGAGAGGCAATCGCCGCACCATGCGCAAATGTCACTGATGCGGCGCTAGTGAGCCAGTACACATTCACCGACCACCACTTCTGGATGCTTGCATGGGGAAAGGAGAACCTGCAAGCTGATTATGACCTTGAGGAAGCGGAGCGCCTCCTTGTTCAATGGTTCAAACGAGCCATCGAGGTTTCGCCCAATGCAAAGACAGCCATCATGGCGCAGTTGGGCGACCTGCTTCACGCTGACGGGCTGACGCCTGAAACGCCTAGCTCAGGCCACACTCTCGACGCTGACAGCCGATTCAGCAAGGTGGTCAGAGTGGTCATTCGCGTCATCCGCCAAGTGATCGCAATGCTTCTCCAGAAGCACGAGATTGTGCGAGTAATCATGGCGGAGGGTAATCATGACATGTCAGCATCAGTGTGGCTGCGTGAAATGCTTGGCGCACTGTATGAGAATGAGCCGAGAGTGAGCGTGGACAACTCGGCATCGCCTTACTACATGTTCAAGCACGGGCGCACGGTGCTGTTCTATCACCACGGGCACCTATCACGATTCGACAAGGTTGCGTCAGTCATGGCTGGAATGTTCCGCAAGGAATATGGAGACAGTGACTTCGCATACTGCCACATGGGGCACTTGCACCACGACAAACTGCAAGAGGGCAATCTCATGACGGTTGAGCAGCATCAAACCCTGGCGGCAAGGGATGCCTATGCGTCAAGGGGTGGCTGGCTGTCTGGTCGCAGCGCCAAGGTGATCACGTATCACGACAAGTATGGTGAGGTTGGCAGGTCAACGATAAACTTTGAGATGATCGGATAAAGAAAAGCCCCCAAGCAGGGGGCTTGTTTTATGCCTGAACTTCGTAGAACTGTTTCCACACAGTATTGAAGATTGGCAGAACGAAAGCCACTCGCTGCTGATGGGTCATGCCAGGAGTTTGTTGATAGCTCTCTTGGTACTTCCGCTTGAACACTACCAGCTTGTCTTTGGTGTCCACAGCTTCAGCAGCCATAATCACAGCCGTTTCATCTTCTTGCAGCATTACCACAAGTTCGTTGCGCACTTCAAAATCCATATTTCACCTCGTTTGTTTGATGGTTGATTGTATCACGGGCGCGGAAGGTCTAGCAGGCCGTTGAACATGGCTAAAGTCGCAGGGATGTTTTTAGCTGACGATTTGATACCTGATTGCCATAAAACCCCCTTTGGTTTTTGTGAATTATACCATTGACGCGAGTAGAGCTATCTGTAATAGTATCTTGGCATAAACAAGGGGATTGACATGAAACTAAGCAAATCAAAGCTGGCTCTGGCAAAGGTGATTAACGAGAATGGTGGGTGGTGTGATGGCGCGAAGTGGGCGGCACAGGATAAGCGAGGCACCACATGCAAGCTCAAGATATGGTTTTATTCTGGCAATGAAAAACCTTACACCGCAAAAGGATGCACGACTTGGCAAACTGATTACAAAATTCATGACGCTGATGCAATCCAGCATGACAAGCTTCTTCCAAACTGGCATCAAACATGCCTCAGCCGCGAAGAATACCATCAAGCTTATCCGAAGGCTGATGCAGATGGGTGGATTGAGTGGAAGGGTGGAGAGTGTCCAGTATCTGGCGATGACATTGTAGATGTAGCGTACTCAACCTATGGTGCAAAATCATTTTCCGCTGCGGCTAATAGCCTTAGATGGAGTAAGCGTGGCCTTGGAGGTGACATAATTGCATACCGACTGCACAAGCCGGAGGTTAAGCCTGAGTTATGCGAATCTGTGATGCGGTCAATTCCAGATCCAGAATCAAAACCGACCATCGAGCAGCTGGCGCAGGACTACCGCAACAAGCTTGACCTCTCCAACCGCAAGCAGCAAGAGGCTGATGATGCCAAGGCCGCTGCTGATGCCGCGCTTGTCGAGTTAGAGCTGGCTGGTGAGGCGCTAGGGCTTTTGATTGGGATTGCCAAGTCAGACCAAGAGCCGGAATTGGTAATTACCGACTGGCGAGATTTGATGGTTGGGGATGTGGTTGAGATAACAGGCAGCAGTAACAATTGCTGGAAAGATCACTCTGGGCAAGAAATGACAGTTAAAGATGTTTATCCAGAGCAGGGTGATAATGATGACCAAGTTGATTTGATTGGTGAATCTGGCGATTGGTGTCTGGGCGGAAATACGACATGGCGATTCATCCGCCGGCCATAAAACAAAGCCCCATCAGGGGCTTTTTTCTTTATCGTCTTTGCGCAGGTCTCTGATGTTCTTGATGATGATTGTCCACGTCAGAATCATGCCTGAGAGGCCGGATAGAATGGCGATGTTTTCAGGGAGCCACTGCCATATGTTCGTGATACCAGCGCCAATCATCGACATGCCCAAGGCTAGACTTGCCTTCATGCCGTCAATCTTTCGGTGAAACATCGCGACTAGAATGGCAATCAGCGCCAGAATCGCTCCGACACTCCACTGAATCTTCTTCGTCATCCTTTAACCTCGTCTTTTGCAGCCATCGCAGAGCCATGACGCCAACCAGAATCATGGATGATGCGCAACTCAGAATCTTTACGATTTCTAGCACGCTTTTTATCCCGTGAGATTATATTTATGATTAGCGCCAGATATAGCACTGAGCAGGCTACATTATAAACCAATGGGGGCTCGTACAGATACCACATGACCAAACCGCCAATCTGAACCGGAATGAACAAGGCGAAGATGAGTTGAGCAATTCTGAGGTGGCGAGATACTGGAGATTTAAGGTGAATGATGAGCACGAAAAGCGCATCAATCAGTGCCACGGAGAGATAATACCCGTAAGCATCGAGCCATCCAGCGTAGTCAATAGCCGACTGAGCGCAATAGGTGGCAGCCAGTCCAGCCACCACCCACCACCGAGTGGCTAGAGCGGCAACCAGGATCGCAACCATCAGCCAATCGTTGACGCTCATTTTTGGCGCACCTTGCCGTTACCGCCGCCATTCTGCATCTGCTTAAGCTGCTCCTCTCGCTTGGCGAAAGCCTGTTGCGCTTCCTCTTGCATCTTCTGACGTTGCTTGCCGTTACCGCCGCCGTTTACTTTGATGGTCATGGTTGATGCCTTTTTGGTTGATGATGGTGAATTTTAACACAGGTTGTGGTAATGTTTGGTAGCGGCTAGGGTAGCTCCCGAAAATGCAGAACGTAGACTGTACCGCCGCAAAACTTCCATCTACGACACCAACTACGAGGTGATTATGGTTAAACTAATCAAGGCTGATTTTGACGGCCAAGTAATGCAATTCAATGATGCTGGGTGGTTCAATGCGACCGCTGCTGCGAAGGCGTTTGATGTGCGCCTTGACCACTGGCTATCGTCGCAAGATACAATCGAGTACATTGAGGCGCTAAAACTCAATTCCCCGAAATCTGGGGATTTGGATTTCATAGCAACAAAGCGCGGAAACAGCGGCGGTACATGGCTACATCCAGACCTTGTTATTCTGTTTGCTAGAAAGTGCAGCGCAAAGTTCGCTGTGTGGTGTGATCAGCAAGTAAAGCAGATCATTCACGGAGAGCGCGAGTCAATAGACTGGGGAATGATGCGCCACGCCAGCAAGTCAAGCAACAAGGTAGCCAATGAGATACTGATGATGGTTCGCCAAGAGCAAGGGAAGGAAACAAAGCACTTCCACTATGCCAATGAGGCCAAGCTGGTTAACTACGCGCTAACAGGTAAGTTTGAGCCAGTTGACCGAGATTCGCTATCCGCTCAAGATCTAGATCTGCTTGCGTCGCTTGAGAATAGAAACAGCGTCCTTATCGGTCGTGACGTTGACAGAGAGACTCGCAAAGAGATCCTGTGCCAGATGGTAAGCGCGGCCAGACTAAAATCACTCAAGTGAGAATACCAGGCCGCATCATGCGGCCTTTTCTTTGATCCCCTGAGACTGCATCCACCTCTTTTCTTGAGCCTCCATTTTGCTGATGATCTTGGTCATGAATGCGTTTCCATTTTCGTCAACAACAACAGGGGTCTGCGAACAAAAACAGTTGATCGAGTTGCCGTTCTTGCTGTAGAACTCCGTGACTTCTGCGCGAGTGAACAACCGCCCGTGCCTATCCGCGTGTGACCTACGGGTCGAACTGAGTAGCGCCGACACCCAAAGCAGCTTCGTTACCAGCCCAAGTGATTCGCTGGCCCGTTGCGATTCATCCATCACGGCGGAGCGATAGGATACGCCTAGCTCTGTTCGTGCTATTGTTGCGGCTCGGCTTGCAGCTTTGGCTTGAGTGCCTTCTGTGTCAACCAGATAGCCTTTTAGCTGTTGGGCTGCATATCGCGGCGATTTGCCTTGCGCTATGGTGTCACCAAGTATCCGTCGAGTGGTGGTTATCAGGTCATCCGTGAAGCCTTCCATTGAGTTGAATGTGCGAGACGTAACCACAGCAATCCGGCGCTGATACTCAGGCGTGAACAGAACTGACTCGATGTTGCTGTAGGCGCTGGAGTAGACTGCTGATTGCACGGCTAGTGACGATTGAGCATATGCAGCCCCCTGCTGGTATGCCTCTGCCGCGTACTGCTGCATCCATACATCCCATTGCTCGCCGCGCTGCATCATAATCCGCTGGATTATCTCGGCGATGGTCTCATCAATGCGGCGAAGCTGGAGATAGTCCAGCTCGTAGATGTAAACCTTCTCAGCGTTGAGTAGGTAAGCGCGAAGGCCGTTAATGGCAATCTCTCGCGGCTGTAGTTGGTCAACGACTCGTTCTTGAATCTCGGCATTGATAGCCCTCAACCTGCGGCGGAAATCGGCATAAGCTCGCCTCTCGCGGCCTTTCTGCTGTGTCGGGTCTAGAATATTCGGTGCCGGAAACGCCAATGTGAAATCCTCTGTGCAATTTTCTTCATTTTAGCATTTACCTGGCGATTGCCATGTGTAATAGTATGCACACTCAACAAGGAGATGATTATGAATGTACTTAGTTTGTTTGATGGAATGAGCTGCGGGCGCATAGCATTGGATAAGGCTGGGATTAGTGTAACAAGCTACACGGCGAGCGAGATAGACAAACATGCGGTTGCTGTATCAGATGCAAACTGGAGTGATGTAAAACAAATCGGAGATGTGACTAAGTGGCGAGATTGGGATTGGGATATAGATTGGTCGTCAATTGATCTGCTTATCGGAGGCTCACCCTGTCAGGGTTTCAGCTTTGCGGGAAAGCAATTGGCATTCAACGACCCGCGCTCCGCTCTTTTCTTTGAGTTTGTCAACATACGAAACCACATCAACAAAGCAAGGTCAATGGCTGGGCTTGGTGAGGTGAAGTTCCTACTTGAAAACGTTAAGATGAAAAAGCAGCACCTTGACGTAATCAGCGGCCTTCTTGGAGTTGAACCCATGTTCATCAACTCTTCATTGGTTTCAGCGCAAAATCGCCAGCGATTTTACTGGTTTAATTGGGAAGCTTCATTGCCTGATGATCTTGACATTCACATGAATGACATTCTCGATGGCGGATACCACTCAACCAGACCAAAGGCATACTGCCTTGACGCAAACTATGGGAAAGGCACCAACTTCCGCCGATACTTCTATTGTGGTAGTCGTCAGATAGTGCTTGAGCCAGGTTACATTCCGTCACCAATGACCAAGGAAACAGCCAACGATGTGATGCGCAGTGATGGGTCTCGCTGGCGCAAGCTGTCAGTGGCTGAGTGTGAGAAGCTGCAAACAGTTCCAGCTGGTTATGTTGATAACGCTTCTATTCCAGAGGTGGAAAAATACAAGGTTCTTGGAAATGGATGGACTGTTGATGTAATCACTCATTTGCTAAAGGAATTGCAAAAGTAGATTGACCGCCAGCCAGATAACTGTAATAGTATTGGCATCAACCAAGGAGGCAATCATGAGTGAAGAAAAGAAACCATGGAGAGGTTTTGGGATGTGCCCAAATGCCACTGATGGCAATGGGCGGGTTCATCTTGTAACTGAGAGGCAATGCATGGCGCTTCTGCGAAAGTGGATGCGAAAACAGCCGGCGGCGCTAAGATGCAAGAGAATGTTTATTGTTGACCGTGGCGATTACTGGAAGTGGTCAGCTTGCTGACTTGGTGGCAATCATGAGCCGCGAACGATTCGAGGAACTAGCCAAGCTCAAAGGAATGGACGTAACCCGCGCAAATCGCCGGATTACTGAGGCGGCTTGGTGGGGATGGCAAGAGGCAATGAAGGAGAGCAAAGATGGTTTACTGTGAAGGTGTTGAGGTTGAATCAAAGCTTGGTCGTCTTATTCAGGCTTTCCGATGTGATAGGCCAAGTGAGTGGCAAATGGATGAGTTTATCCAAATGGCGGAGGATATGCACAAGGAAATCACCCGCCTGCGCGAAGCAGGGAAGGACGCGTCAAGGTATCGGTGGCTGCGTGACATTGGCCGGCACGAGTGCGATGTAGATGACTTCTTTGACGGCTCAAGCGATAGTGTTGATGGAAGGATTGACCAAGCAATGGAGGAGAAAGGCGATGAGTAATAAAATGCGTGATAGTTTCACAAAATGGTATAGCGAGCAGGTGCAATGTGGAAAGGCGTATGAGGATGAGTTTTGGCAAGCGTGGCAAGCCTCACGTGCCGCGCTGGTGGTTGAGTTGCAAACTAGCTCTCGCCACCAAGAAAACGAATGCGACCGCGCAGCCAATGCGTTTAAAGAGATTGTTAATTCAGTTGCGTTATACCTGATGGCGCCAGAGTCAGATACAAATGACCACATCACAAGCCATAATCGAAATCATGTACCTGCAAGCATATCGAGCAATGAAAGGAATTGAGCTATGAGTAAGATTTTCCCAAATTCACGCCAGCGCCGGAAGGATGCCAACGACATGGAGGCAATCAAACGGCGTCATGATGCGCGGAGATTCATCGAGAAGCAGCAAGAGCTTGAGGATTTAATCAAGGAGCTGTCGCTTTGAAACCAACAATCGAAGGCGTGTTGATTTTGATACTTGGTATCGCTTGCCTTATCTTGGCCATAGAGGTATTTTTGTGAATAGATTTATTTCTGGTAAGCTGCTGATTTGAATTAATAAAGCCTAAATTGTGAATAGATAGATGAATAGATAAAGCCCCATGACGGGGCTTTTCTTATTGCTGCTCGATGCCATCTTCAGGCTGTGGTTCTGGAGGTGGCAAATCCTCGAATCCATCCTCTGGCTCGGGCTCCATGCCAGATTCGGTGCGAATCTCTTGCGGTGTGTAGTACCGCTCACCAAGCCCAAGGCCCATTTGGTTGATTTCTGCCATCTTCTTGGCGTTGTTGAGTTTGTCGCCAGTTGACGGGTCGAGGAGGTCATCCCACACGGCAGACAATTCAGCGCCTTTGAAGCACCCAATGTCAGATAGGTGATTGAAGAAGTCCTCGATATCGTTATCGAGCACATTAGCCCTGCGAGAGGTTGCGAGCTGAGCCATCACATTGCCATTCTCGGAACTGCTGCGCTCCCCAGTCATATGACCGGTTAGCTCTGTAGCAGGGAAGCCACCAAGCGACGCGCAAGCCTCTTGCAGGCAGCAATCGAAGAACTCCTGCGGGTTCGGCATGGATACAGTCAGGGCGTTAACATCAACATCCTGAGTCACCATAAAGCTGTCGAACTGGCTATTCAGGTCTCGCCCAACAGCCTGGAATGCGTCGCTAATTTCTTGGACTTTCACCCCCATCATGCGGGCTATTTCATCCATGCGGGCTTCTTTCGAGAAGTTGGCCTGGAGCTGGCGAGCCGCATTCTTGAAGAACCCCTCCGCGCCTGACTGGTTAATCTTCTCGATGGCTGTGAAAGCGTTAAACCCGCGAGCAAGTAGATTATTGCCAAACTCGCTTGTAGAGCCGTCTGTGAACACATCACCAAAGTAAACCACGCGAGTCCAGTGGATGTTTACTTCTTGCACAGGCTTTGTGTTCAGCGAATTGTCATAGCTCACAATCTCCTGATATGCCCACGCTTTCGGTTCGCCGTAGCGCTCTGAGGTGCGATCCATTTCAGTATCAGTCACGCGAAGCTGGCATTCCCACACAGGCATGTATCCGACAATCTGGTCTGGCCTGACGTTGGTTGCAGGCTGACTCCAGTCTTGGCCGTCCGCAATCTTGATGATGAGCGCGGCATAGTTGCCAACCATCCGCTTTGTGTCCATGGCTCGGAATGCCCGCCATAACTTGGTTCGCTTGCAGAACTTGCGCAGCTCTTTTTCTAGTGGTGTATCTACCTTGTTTTCGGCAGATGGCTCACCTTCAACTAGCTCCGGATAGCTCTCCCAAGTCTTGCCAGCCAGCTTGTCAATCGCACCACCAGCCACGCCGTTCCGGTCATACATGTTTTTCTTGTGCTCGAATGTCAGCTCTGTTGGCAGCCCAAACACTCGATAAAGTGAGCCGTGCTTACTGTCCGACCCCATCACCTGACTCACCCGCGCCATCCTGATTCGCTCCAGCGCGCTCTGGCACTGGTTAACGATAATCTCTGCTCTGGATTGTTCCATCTGTCACCCCACTGATTGATGCATGAATTTTACCATAGAGGGGTTGTAATAGTTTTAATGTGGTGCCATGATTGGCCTATCGAAACAAAGGAGGTGGATATGAAGAATGCAAATATGCCAGCAATGCCTTGCGAGGTTGTGGAGCAATACCACATCGACGCAAGCCAAGTGCCTAGTGGAGTGCCGACCCTGCGAGAGCGCAAGGTTATGAGTGGCGGCATGACCAAGCGCGAGATGATGGCGATGCATATGTTTGCTGGACTACTAGCTAGAGATGGAAAACCTGATATTCAATATGAGGCCGGACTTGCCATAAAGGCAGCAGACGCACTTCTCGCGGAGCTGGAGCGCACAAAATGACAGACTACAACAGCATGAAGGCCGACGAGTACGCGCAGCAGCTTGGCGCAGAGCAGGGGCTTGAGATGGAGATTGAGCTAATGGCGAATGAGGTTTCTTTGGAATTGCCAGAGTGGGCTCAATTTGTATCGAATAGCAGGCTAATAGACCTCATAGAAGATGAAGCCAGGCGCCGAGTCATGCAGGCAATCAAAGAGAGGAATGAGCCGTGATTACAACCAGAATCTTTTCCAAAACAATGACAATTCCACACCCAACAAAATACGAGTCCATATCTCAAGCAATCGGTGAGCTGCTGGAAGAGGGATGGACTTCAGTTACATTCCAATGCGACAACGTGGCAATCCTTAGCGATTGCGCTGGCGACAGGTTGATTATTGAGGTGGTGAGATGAGCGAATGGCTTGATATTGAGTCAGCACCAAAGGACGGAACTGAAATCATTCTGATGAAAGGTGATCGCGTAACTTCAGGGGCTTGGGTTAGCTGGCAGGAAGAAGAAAGTCACTACGATTGCGATGGGAATTACGTTGGAAAAACAACGGTTGATGTTGGATCT